AATTCATAGAAGCTGGTAGCGAAGAAGTAGCTTACGAAGGACTGCACCCACGCAATAGGCGCTGTCTTATCCTGTAAGTGCAGGAGAAGCACATAGATCGTGCTTGCAATGGATGAGAGCGCCAAGGTCTTGATCGCTGAATCATGTGATTTACTTGTCCTATTCCAGGGGGTATATAGATACCTCTTTTGGAAAAAACCCGCACCCAGTACCAACAGGACAATAACTAGGTCGATGTTGAATTTGTCTTTGAAGAAGTCGAGGAGTTCCATATAATGACTATTTTTTAAATGCGTAATGAAGAATTTCCAGGAATATGGCCATTACCACTGTGCCGCCTAGTCCCCATATCCATTTGATGTACAGCTCTGCCTTGATGTTCTTACGCTCGATTCGATCGATCCTTTCGTGTAGCGTCTCTGCTTCTTTCTCGCAGTCTATTACACGCTGGATGAGGCCGCCATCCTTGGCGAGACTATTGCCAATAAGCGCATAGTGAACATCGCATACCTTGTCGGTTAAGTCGCGGACTTGCTCTTTGAGCTGCTGGATATCAGTGCTTTCAGGCATGGGTAATTGCTTATTTTTTGGGTGTTGCTTTGGAGGTATCGGCCTTGTTTTTCGGAAGGTCGAGGGGCCATTGCTGTCGCTTCGTAGCTTCGATCTTTGCCTGGAGCTCATCGCATATATCCATGATAGCTTTGGCCTTTTGATGGGCCAGGTTCGAATTGTCGGTCAAATACTTCGCATTGTCGAGCTGCGCCTGCAGCTGCGCAACCTCCAGCTCGGACAGGTTCAGGATAAGGCGTTTCTCCGCGGAGTCCCTTTTTGCTTGAGCATAGGAGGCCATGGTGGCCAGCAGGGCGATGATGAGCAGTTTTGTTTTTTTCATTTTGTAGTGTGTATTGGTTAAAAAATCAATTGTCGGTGATGATGAGGACATTGGTCCCCTTGCGTATGTGCACCTCGATAACGGTCGGTTGCGGCTGGGACACTGTGACCGTGACCGTATCGTTGGCTGTTTGGCTGTTGCTATCCGTCGCCGTCAGCTTGAAGGTATAGGTACCGGCGATCAGGCCGGCCACTACCGTGGACAAGGAGCTGGGTGTCCGGATCGTGGCGGTGTTCGGGCCGCTCACCTGGCTCCAGCTGGTGGACGTGATCGTGGCGCCGCTATTACCGGAAGCCGTCCCGGTAAGCGTGGCTGAGTCTTTAGGGAGGGTCGTTGACTGGTTAATGCCGGCATAAACGGTTGGCGGTACGCCTGCCTGGTTGACAATGACCTGCACTTGGGAAGTATCCTGGCCGGTATTGTTATCCGTAGCCAGGACCTGGAAGACATATGTGCCATTAACCATCCCCGTGACAGACGTGCTCTTAGAGGAAGGCGAGACGATTGTCGGATTGTTCGGCCCGCTGACCTTAGTCCAGGCATAGGATATCCACCAATAACCGACCGTATCTACACCGTTTGGAGCTGGGCGTATCTGTGATATTACAAGGGCAGGATTGCCCGTAGCTGTCAATGTTGTTGAGGTAGATGTTATCGTCTTATTCGCCCCAGCCGAGAGAGTGGGAGCCGTAAAGTTATAGGTAGTAAATCGGGCTGTCAGAGGTGTTACCCTCTTTGGGACCAAAACATCAAGCGTATTCGGATGATACTGATCTGTTTCGCTGGTACTTCCATACCCGTTACCCAGCGCCAAGGCTTTGTTGCGCCCCCATGAATAGATACTGTCGTTGAGATCCTGCGCATACTTGTACAGGCCGAACCAGGTGGTAGACCAAATATGCTTAAACAGCGTACCTGGCTTTATCTGCACGGGTATACCAGACGGATTCTCGTAATTGATAAGCGACCAGCCATATCCCGGATAGCCAGGATAATAGTATTTATTAACGAACTCCTGCCCGTTGCCTACTTCCCCAAAAGAGTTAAAGCCGCAACCCCACATTCTGCCAAGACTATCTATATAGTGAATGGTATTCCAATCCACCGAGATCTCCTTTATGGGAACTGTGATGTTCCAAAGGGCCTTAATTGAAGTTGGCTGTGAATATGCCGGACCTCCGCCATACATGCTGGTGGTACCACCCCAAACATATGGGTAACCCATTGTCTGTGAACCGAAGACATCGGGAATAATGCAGCCTTGTAGGTTGAGGGCGGAGATAAAAATATCAATGGCTGGCCTGGGTGTAGAGTATAAGGTTGGGGTCTTACTCCCACCGTTCGACCATTTGTATACCTTACCGTCCGTCGTCAGAGCCAGGATGCCAGGACCGCCGCATACCACCTTCTTAAATTTCAATCCAGCCGGGGAAAGTTGGGTGAACTTCATGACCTGGCCCACACTGGTCACAGTTGAGCCGCCAGGATAAAACAGGCTATAGACGTCTTTCCCGCCATACCAGATTGATGAATCCGATCGGATTGTTAAAATGGCATTGCTGTACCCGTCGACGTAAATGTTACCGCTGAATGCCCCTCCAGTTGTGTCTGTGTCGACCCTGTAGGTGTTGGTGGTGATGTCGAAATTAAAAGCCTTTGTTTGCCAGACATAACCCAGATCATCAAGTGCATTGAAGATGTTAAAGCCACCAAATACAAAGCACCATTTCCGCCCAGACGGCGGAGCGTACTGCACCGGATAAGCGCTGGAATTATTATAACCCCATATCGTGCTGTCAGACAAATAATACCAAGTCCTGTATTCTGATACCACGACCTTTTTTACAACCCGGGGAGAAGGCGTTGCGACACCTACTAAACTGGTATCCCCCTGCCGTAGCATCCATTGAAAGATGCTGGATTGGGCGAAATACGTACCCATCGTATTTTTCCCCACCTGCGAGGGCGCATTGTTTGGCCCTAACGTGCCTACGCAGGTCCAGTTGGTTGCGTTCGGATCATACATACTATTCCAGCAGCAGTGTGCTCCCCCGCCCAGATTCTCATAACTAAAATAGGCGCAGCCTGGCAGGGTGTCATTCATTGCTACTGAGTAGTGCCAGCCGTCGCGGAAATTGTCAGACCCGCTGCCTTCCAGGTAGAAGTACTTGCCGCCATATTTCTTTGCCCAAACCTTGTACGCAACAGTGTCTCTATCCCACCCGTTATATGGAGAAGGCAATGCCCCTGGTGTACCCTCCAGAGCAGCAAAGGAAGTTACCAGCTTCATACCCGTTTCAGCCCCTGCCGTCATTTCAAATTTGATAAGCTCCCCCGTCGTCATGGCCCCCTGAGATAGACCCGTAAAATGTACCGCGTTACGTTTGATGTGATAGGTATTTAACAGGTAGGTAAGCAACGTGTAATACTGAGGGGCTGTGGGAGAGACATTGTTGATATAGGCCGCCGTAATAAGAATGGGATAGTGTTTACCATTGCCCAATTGCAACCCGCCGTCCCACCCGTGGTTTAACCAGTAATGGGGCCCATATGCCACTAATTTATTGGTATCCGATGTACCTTGCTCCCCTTGTCCAGGCATCATAATAATGGCAGGTCTGGAAGCAGTGTCCGGATCATTGGTTACAAACATCTTAGCTGGTCGAGAGATTCTAACATTCCAGTGATCGGCAGAAAATGGCCCGGTTGTGAAATTAATAACAGTGTCGTAGGTGACGAAGTTGTGGGTCTCTGATTGTCCGACTGCTAAGAGCGGCAGCAGGGCGAGAATGGTAAATAACTTTCTCATTATTCTTTTATGAAGATTGCGTAAGAAATGAGGGCGCAGTCCGTTCCGCCAGTTGTGTTGGTTTTACCAACATAGATTACAATAGTGCCATTGGAATCCGACACCACACCAGGGAAACTCAGCTCGGTAGATGTGTTGGGCGATCCGTTGTAGTTTGCAAGGGTCTGAACGGTTTGCAAAGTGGTACCCTTAACGTTATAGTTCCCTTTGGCAGCGACGTTATACTGGGTCGTGCCTGAAAGCTTGACTGTATAGCTGGTATTGGGAAGCAGCCCGTTCAACGTTATCTGTGGATTGGTTGTCTGATAGGTGGCTCCCTGGACAAACCCTTCTCGCATGACACCTGTGTAGCCCGTCGGTATGGTGGCGTTCGTTATGCCATTGGATGGACCGATACACGCGCCGGCGAAGAACGTCCAGTTCGACGTCGGACCTGTGGTGGCTGAAATGGTCGTGCCTGAAAGCGATGCAGTTATGGTATGCTTGCCGGGGTCTCCCCTCAGTACAAGGAAAGGCGATACGTCAAAGGCGACAGTTGTATCCATCTGAATGCGAACCGTATCCGGTGTGGTGAGAACGTCCCCGTCCAGAGTGACTGTCTTTGTTGTCGCACCTGTGCTCGTAAGGTTGGCAACTTCATTATGGTGCCCCGCAGTAGCGGATGACTTTAAACGCCAATAGACGTTTGTCGGAGAGACGGTACCGCCGGACTGTGTCAAGGTTACGCTCGAAGTATATCCGCTGGCCAAGGAAAGGGATACCTCATAGTTCGTCGTAGCATTACAAACAATGTCCGCCGTGAGGTTGGTACCTGAAATGCTCGATGATTGGCCGGTGCTTGCAGTACCCAGCGTTGTGGAAAATCCTGACAGTGTGGATGGAGTGCGGGTAATCGTTGGTCCTGTCCCACCGGTGCTTCCAATATTCACTCCGAATACATAGGTCTGGGCCTGCAGGAAGCAGGGCAAAAGGAGGGCTATAATTAAAAGATGTCTTTTCATGAACCTTATTTTATTGTGTAGGTAAAAGAGTAGTTAAGAGTGGTCGATGATGTTGTGCTGGGCGCGGTAAAGTGTAGCCGTGCCATGTCTGTCGTGTTATTTGCAGTTATTCCGCCTCCCGTAAAAGGCCCATTATTTTCGATATTCGAGCCACCTACGCAGTCTAGTGAGTTTGTCAGGTTGGATGCGACCGGCAGACTGATTTCCAGATAACATTCGCCAATTGATGTAGCCAAAGGGTTGATTGTTCCCCATACAGTTACTTCATTGCCTATCCTAAGCCAATGGGATAAATTGCCGCTGGCAGTACAGTTCGTTAGATTGGAAATAGTAGGAGTATAGGTACTCGAGGTAACGACGGTCGAAAAATTGCCATCTCCTCCATACACAAGCGTGGCATCTCCAGGCAGCTTTTTCATGTACCCGTGTGCGGACGTGCTTGCATTGCCGGTGGTAACATCCGAAAAGGCCACATCGGCGTCTGTGATGGCCGCCCAGGCAGGCGCTGCAGATACGGAACCGGTACCCGCCTGATTGAGGAACTTCTTCGTCGTGGTCGTATTGCCGGCCAGTTTTGACAATGCCGTCGTCCCGGATGCATATAGGAGGTCTCCCAGGGTATAGGACGAAATGCCTGTCCCACCGTCGCCTACGGCCACATCTGTGCTGCCTGGCGCATAATAATCCGTACCGGCTGTCGCCGCGCTGTAGTTCATACCATTGCCTTTCACCATTCCATTCAATACAGCGGTGAGCCCGGTGCCGCCTTTGGAGATGGGAATCGCAGTTGCATTCCATGATCCTGTAGCAATTGTTCCGACAGTGACAATATTGGCTGAACCGGGCCAGGTGGATAGAGCTGTATTTTCGACGTTGCCAAGGTTCAGATCACTCTTAGTTATGGCTCTCCAGGTTGGAGCAGTGGCTGCAGATCCGGAGCCTATGGAGGACAGGACCTGGAGGGCCGTTGATGTGTTTCCAGCCAGCCGGGCGGTCACATTGCTGGCATTCCGGATAATAATATCACCGATGGTTGTCATAGGATCGGCAAAGCCCGATGAAGGGGGCGCCCATGCGTAGTCGTAGTTCGAGCTCGTGTTCTTCGTCAGGACCTGGCCTGCCGTGCCCCCGGTAGGCACTCCGCCCTTGCTTGTGCTTATTGCCGTCGCATTCCAGGTCCCAGTTGTAATAGTGCCTACTGCGGTAATGTCGGTACCGACCAGTTTAGAAGCGGCGATGCTACCGGCCAGCATCCCGTTGGTTACTTTTCCAGACCCTATGGCCCCGACTCCAGCTGTGCTGATGGTGAAGTCTCCTGTGATAGGATGATTCACCCACGTCGTGTCGGAAGCTCTATAAAAGAGTATGTCTCCATCAGTTGGAGACGTCAGACTCATTTTTGTAGCCTTATACCATGTGCGGACACCATTCTGGGATGCATAGACTCTGTAATCGACCAGCGAAGAACTATCACCGATCAGGTCGACTACACCGGCGACCTGCCTTACGCTATTGGGGAATGTATAACTTCCACCGCCTCCGCCCCATGTCGGCGTATACTTCACAAACTTGCTCCCATTCCAAATGGGGATATCGTTGACAGCTATGCCTGTCAGGTCGATATTGACACTGGGCTTATTTACCCAGGCAGCACCCAATTTTATAAGCAAATCTCCATCGGCTGGAGACGTAATGTTGGCGATCAGAGCCGGCCTGTTAACAAAGATTCCGGCGTCCCGGACCAGGATGTCCCCATCTTCTGGGGCAGAGAGGTTGGCCACCAGCCCCGGTGTGTTCCCCCATTTACCAGTACCATTTCGGGTGAGTATATCATTTTCCTGTGGCGTTGAAATGGCCACGTCGGTCAGCGCCGCCAGCTGTGAGGCGCCGCCGCTATTCGGGAAATCGATCACAGAGGCCCAAGCTTTGGCCAGCTGCGCATAGCCCACGTTGCCGGGATGCAGCCCGTCGCCCGTACCAGAAGTGGTAATATTGAGAAAATTTTCTGTTGGAACGGTGGCCACAGGAAAGCCCAGGGTGCGGAAATAGTTCACCACCGTATCGATGTTGGCATTGGCCGTATCGGTGACAGCATCGCTGGAATTGGTATCACCATAGGCCACATATCCAGCCGGGGTACATTTGGTAATATGGGCAACGAGGGCTGACGAGCAGTTATCCACAGTCATGAACTTAGCGACATAATCAAAGTCCGTCTCCGCGTTGTCCAGTAGCGTGATGGTAACAGCGTGCGTCCCCGCCCCCAGCCCCGTGAATATAAAGACTATAGGCTGACGGTAGTCATACGTGCCGATGTTGCTCTGATGGTCAGAACAAAGGTCCCGTCCTGAATACGTTCCCTTATTAATCCCGTCGACAGTCACCGAGAACCTGCCGAGGTTATGGTATCCCTGCCAGGCGTACGTTCCGATGATCATATTGTCATCTGTCCATAGGAATGTCAGGGTATTACCCGCTGTAGAGCTCTTCATGGGGTTTCCCAAGCTCTTTGCCACGCTTTTGGATGTCAGGTTCGATGCCGTGAAATTGGACCAGGATCCGTTCTTCGTAAACTTCGCATTACTGATCGCCCAGATGCTGTCGACAAACTGGTTGGCGATGATAACGCGCAGGGCCTCACGGACGGCTGGTTGTTTGGTACCCAGGGGATCCTGGCGCAGGTTGTTGGTACCCATCATTATCGACAAAGACGTACTCACCTTGGTGGCTGCTGCGTTGCTGAATTGCCGGGAAATGACATCGCGGACGGAGGAATTACTGACAGCAGTGTTGACGTAACTCACCCCGTACTGTGCATATAATAATGCCGGGTAACCATGTACCGTATCTGTCGCACCGGCAGACGCCGTGATACTGTTTCCTTCATATCGAATGGGAAGGGACAGTTTTACCTTCTTCTCATTGCGCATCTGCACCGCTGGCACGTTGGAAGTCCCCGTAGGAATATCCAGGACGATGGTACTATCCCGGTCCGTGACCGTTCCCCGTGTAAGCTGAATGGTTTTGACCTGTGCCGTGGAGTCATCGATACTCCGCAGCAATTTGGTCCCCACCGTCGCGTTGGCAAACCGAAAGCTCTTTGAACCTATTGTATCGATGCGATACTTCAGGTTGGCGGTATCCAGGGGCCGCAAAGGCGTATAGGTAAGGGCATTCGTGATATCGATCTGGCGAATCAAAGACCTGACTTTGAAAGAAAACGATGGGATCACAGTAGTATCCATAGTAGCGAGGTTGCCATCACCCTTCACGTACTGCGCCGACGTGCCGGCGGGGAAGGGGAAATAACCTCCCAATTGATCGCTGATGTCTTTTACAGAGGCACGAATGGCCGCTTTTGCGGTATCCACTCGGAAGTTAGTAGCTAAAATTCCGCTATCGGCGGACCCGCCGCCCCCGCTACTCAATTTCCACAGGTGGCCGGTCCAGACATACTGGTTCCCATTCTTATATGCAATGGCGCCGCTGTCCGCAATATTCAGCATCAATGTGTCTGTGGGAATCACGAGTATGCGCAGGGCCTTCGTTTTATCATAGGCCGTAGGCGTATAGTTGGTGGTAGGCCAGTTTTGAGGCGCCTGCGCTGCCGCTCTCCCGGCAATAAAGCAGGACAAAAGGAGAAGTATTTTTTGAATAGGTTTCATATTATAATTTTAGAACCCAAAACATTCCAAGATTTTCGATCGTCGTCTTTGTATTGCCCGTATCGACCTGTAGATTACCTACAGGTACCGAAGGGTTGGCCTGACCCGCTACGGTAGAAGTCAGTCCGACCACATTCGTAGTCCCGCCATTACCTCCTGCCACGCCGGCGCCTTTCCCGGTGATACCTGCAGTGAATGAACCCACCATATCTTTTTGAAACCCACCTGGATGGTTGAAATAGCGGAGAGGGTCGGGACCAGAGGCCAGGCCCTTTATCGTCATCTCCGAAAAATCAGGGAGCCTGAAGTTGTCCGGAGCGGTTCCCCGGGAGAAGCAGCCGCGATATGGACGAGAAACGATTTTGCCGCCTCCCAAGTCAACACTGGCTGTCTGCCAGACGGCATCATCGACCAGGCTGTAAGGCAGGGAATTTGCAAACTCCCAAAGACGCGCATAAAGGCCGGTCCGCGGGACAATCTGCCCGATAGGTGATATTTCATTTAGCCCCACGTCAAAGGCGGCGTATGGTCTTCCTATTTGGCCCCAGTTGCCTTGCGGATTGATCACATACCAGCCATCCTCCCCGGCATAGAACCAGATTTGCTCACCGGGTAGGATGTAAAGGCCGACGGTAGATGCATTGTTGATGGAGGTATTCCGGAAATAGATGTATTGACCGCCTTGCGTCAGGATTTTGCAGCTGGTGTTATTGTTGATTAGCGCCTCGACTGGTATAACGGCACCCGGCACACTGGTGACATCGGGCAGGGTCAGTGCCGCCGCCACAGCACCCAACCGGATCTGGATGAGTAGATTGATATGGTCTACGGTAAGGGTGAAATTGGTGGATATCGGCTTTACCCCTTTGATAAAGGAGGATGCTCCACCGCCTCCACTGCCGCCACCAGAGGATCCACCGGTCGCAGAAGCCAATGTCAGTTCAAAGCGTTCCTTTAAGTATAGCTCATCGTCGGCTCCCTTGAGCTTGAACCCTCCGCCGACCAGGATGGCAAACTCACCATAGCCAGGATCGTCCGGACCTGCTTCCGGATCAGTCTCTGGTATCATGGGTTGGCCACCCCGGCGGAGGGAGAAAAACTGTCCAGCAAGGGAGGGAATGCTGGCGACTTTGCCGCCGGCATCTGCGGCCCCCACCACGTAAATAACTGTGGCGCCTGACTGGGTTGGTACGATCGTTGAACCGCCGTCACTTAGTATAAAGGATCTGAGGCTTGAAAATTTGGCCTTACGGGTCTTGTCGATGTCGGAGTCCCATAACAGGAATTCGTCATCAGGCTTGAAGTCTGTTGATTTCTCCAGGAAATCATGGATGCGCACTGTTACAAGATCGGCCATGCTTTTATTTACAGGCCGAAACTATAAAGATGCATTCCCCTTGTTGGCGCTAAAGTTGGAACTATGCGAGATGTTGCAATCAAATCTTCTTATATACTCTGCCTGTCGCATTTTCGACGACCACCTCCGTGAATCCCACCATCGAGGCCGTGCTGGGAAGTGTCAAAAGGATGATGGTGCCCTGATCGATACGGAGATCACCGATGATCCGACGGTTGAGGATGGCCGTGTTCTGAAGAGTATTGTTCACGGCAGCTATTCCATCTGCATTGTCGGCCACCCCTTGTGTGATCCGGCTAATAATACCTGGACTTACTTTGTCGGAGAGATCCACCTGCAGATCCCACTCGTTGACGATGCCACGGGTCGTCGCGGTTACGCGGATCTTTCGATCGACGTCCAGGTCGCCGTCCCACAACCACACCAGGTCACCGATGACCGGAATAATGTTCCTTTTCTTCAGGAATACTGGGTCGAAGGTGATCTTATAGGTCTCCTGCGGTTCAGCATTGAGGTCAAGCGTTGCTTGTGCCTTCGCTTTCAATGCCACCTCTGCTGCGTCGATATAGATCTGTGGCAGGGTGATATCGACCAGGACGTATTGATCCCCAATCCCCGGATTAAGCTCAGCAGAAGGGACCGCAATGGCCGTCTCGTCCTTGTTCTGCAGGATGGTGAATTGTTTTGTGGTATTGTCATAGGCGGATATCTCGAACGTATAACCGGCCAGCTGACCGGTGTTGAAAGTAACTTTCGCCGTGAGGCCCGGCAGCAGGTAGTCGTTGAGGTTAAAATCCATCGTGGCGTCAATGAAATGAAAGACGTTTGCCGCATCCACAGCGGTCACCTTCCCCGTCCGGGTCGGGAAAATATCGTCGAAGATCTGCGTAGCCTCGATAACGCCATACTTGTCAACATTTTTCTCCAGGTAGTAGGTGCCTTCGGTCATCAGCAGCCGCGGTGTGGAATTGCGGTAAGATGCCGGCAAATTCTTATTTGCTCCAAAGGCATACAGGCGGGTAACAATACTGGTGTTATCCGTGGGAAGGCGCGTGATATCATAAAGCCCCTTATTTCTCCCCTGCCTGAAGCTATAGCCCGTATCCCTGGCCCGGTCAAAAAGATGCACCGTCCTACCGTCTATCCAGAACTCAGTATCGAATTCGGTGGCCAACTTGCCCAGCGCCTCGTAACAGTTCTGACCGGAGAATGTCATGTGGTGGTACCCGGTACCGACGACATTACCCTTTATCCAACTGCCTCCTACCCTATTGGCATTCTGGATCAGTAGATCCATGAAGGTATCGGCTGTACCCATCAGTGAGAAATCCGACTCTCTCAGCGTATTGTCCGCTCCCAGGAAAAGAAACTGAGCCTTAGACAGCTCCAGGCTGTCCGCATCCATGTTGAGGGAATATTCCCAATAGTAGGAAGAATCCTTCTTGACCACCGGCCTGCTGTTCAGCAGGTACTTCTCCCCGAAGACCGTACAATAGTCGTTCACCATGAACTGTATGTTACGGGAGTCCTTAAACGTAAGCTGTAGGGTGTTGTCGCCCATGACCTTTTTCGTCTGGGTGGAACTGTCGTCCGGCTTGATGGTTACGAATAGGCTGCCGGCGCGGTATATGTCGAGGGTATCCATGGTCTACAACTTTTGCGGAATATTTTTTACAACTTTATGTGAATATTCTGGGGCAGTTTCTGTGTAATAGGCTCGATCAGGACACCAGGAACCTGCCATCCTCATCGACGATGAACACATCGTTGTTATCGAACGTGGGCGCCGGCTCGCTCACTATGATCGTGAACTTACACATGATCTTCGTGGTGTTCATGATCCTGGTGAATCGGGAGAAGGACCCACAGCCCTTATAATACACGTAAAAGGTTTGCTGGAATTCTCCCACAGTTAGCCGGTGCGTCCCCGGCTGGGCCCACTGGGCCAGGAAGGCTTTTCTTTTCGTCCAAAACTCATCCTCACTGCCCACAACGATGGCCATCTTGAGAGTAATATCCCTATCCCGGAAGAATACGCGGGATAGATCTACATCCAGCCCATTGCTGTCTTGCCAGTCGTGGGAGATACTATCCTTGCGGTCGGGGAATTTCAGGAAGTCATCGGATCCTGACTCTACGAAAATGCCGAAAGAGGTCCATAAATCCATGCCATCGAGGAAATGGCGCCCTAATCTGTCTGCCATGGTAAAAAGTTTAACTGGTTATTTTGACTCCATTTAATTTGATGTACCGAAGTATGTCCTTCATCTCCGGCAGGTTAGACGTATCCCGCTGGATGTCCTGGAGGACCTGGAACTGCCTGGTGGCCATGTTCAGCTGATCCATAGCCGTGAGGCGTAATCCCCCGAACTGCCCAGCCAGCAGCTCCGCTTGGTCTGCCGTGATGCCCTTGATGGCGCCAGACAAAGAATTGGCTCCTGATGCCTGTCCACTCAGGTTTACACCGGCGATCTGCTGCAGCTGATCAAACTTGTCCGCAGCATTCTTCAGGATATCATTATACTGCTTCTGTAGCTGCTCGATCTCGTCACTCGTCAATAGGCCATCAGTCTGACTGAAGGCTGCAAATTGATCGTAAAACTCCTGCAGGGCAGGTGCCAGGGTCTGGGATTCCAGAGCGGACAGCATGGCATTTAGCATCAGGTCATGGAAGTCATCGGCAAAATCCGCTACGCTACGCTTTCCGGCCTTAAATCCGTCAATGATCGATGAAGCGATATCATTAGCCGTTGTCCCTGTAAATATCTGCTCCATCTGGTCTTTAGCATCGGCGAGCTGCCGGTCGATATCGACTCCGGCCTCTTTCAGCTTTTGCAGCTCTTCGAAAAGCCCCTTCGCTTTATCGGTCAATTCGCCCTTTAGGAAAAGAGCATTGAGCTGATCATACGTGAGGCCCTGGAGACTGAAGTTTGCTAAAACTTGCGGAATCAGGGCAGCAATGGCGCCACCCACCGGGTTGTTGATCAATTTCTGTCCCTGCTCCTGCTGGATCTTTGCAAGGAGATCGTCAAACTGTTGTTGGGTGGTTTTCGCCTGCTGCTGTAAAAGGCGCGTTTCCTCTTCAATGCCCTGCAACCTGAGCTTGTTGAGCTTAGCCTGATCCAGCAGCCGCTGTTCATACTGGCGGGTGACCTCGATCTCACCTATGATGACCTGGTTCTGAAGTTCGGCGATCTGATCTTTGGTTAAGCCGCTGTTGTTGCTGCTGATCAGAGAGAAAAGGTCGCTTATGGCCCCTATCGCTGAGGTAACGCCTCCAACAATATTGCCGGAGGAGAAGCCGGCGAAGGAACTAAGCGCCTTGGAAGCAAAATCGGCAAATTTGGAAACTGAATCTATTGCGTGGGCAGCGTTCTGATCCACTGCCTGAACAGCTCCGGCGAGGTTTTGTAAAGATGCAGCGAAATCGGAAAAATTTTTCTGGAGCTGCTGCTGCTTTCTCAGCTGCTCCCCATTGTCTAACGAGCGCTCTTGTCCTTTAAGTGCTATCAGCTTTGCAGCTAATGCGGTAATCTGCTCATCGAGAAATTTGGCACTCCCCTGTTGCTTGGTAATGCTGTCCTGAACCGCTGCGAGCTCCTTTTTCGTTTTGGCAATTTCAATTTCAATATTCGATCTTTGGCTGGCATAGATCTGTGCAGGTGTAGACAGGGGATCATTTATTGCTGCGTCGTTTTGAGCCTTTAGAATCCTGTCCTGTTTTTCAATTTCATCAAACTGCACTTTTAGAAGGTGATCATAATAAGAATCATCTAAATGCTTTTTTCTGGCATTAGCCTCTGCGTTAATCTCCAAAATCTTCGCCCATAGCTGACGTTCATTGGTGATCCGTTGTTCCGCCTGAAGTATATCCAGACGGGCCTCCTCGTCTACCAGCTTCCTTTTTAAGGTGAGCTCCTCCTCCGAGCCTTTCTCTACGGCTGCCAACCTTGTATTGATGCCGGAGATAATTGTCTCCACCTCCACCTGGGAGGCATCCAGGGCATACTTCCTCCGAAGGTCCGCCTGTGCCTTCTCCAGGTCAGCATTTATCCGCAGGATCTTTTCGGCATTTCCTTGCGCGGACACGATCTCCGCCTTTGCCTGGTTGTCCAGGAGCTGCAATTTCAGGTTCAGCTCCTGTTGGGACCCTTGCTCTACCCGGTCCAGCTGAGCCCGAAGGGATTCTTTCTGATTGTCCAGGATGAGAAGGGCACGCTTACGCTCCACTTCCTGGATATCGGCCGTCTCCTGTGCCCGGATCTTCGCCCGCGCACCGGCCAATAAGCCATCCTCCGCCAGCTGCTCCTGGGCAGTCGCCCGAATGACGGCGATCTGGGCGTCCAGCTCCTGCTCCGATCCTTTCTGTGTGGCGGCCAGCCTAGCCTGTGCAGCATCGACAGAATCTTTTAAAAGGGTCTGCTGATAAGCCTTGTTTAGGTCATCAATCTGCCTGTTCGCTTTCGCGGCGATATCCACCTGTTCGGCTGCCGTCAGGTTGGCATTGTTCAGCTGGACAGCTTCCTGTCGTCTGATGGCCTCGATCTTGGCGTCCAGCTCTTCCTTGGTATTCTTTTTGGCGATCTGCAGCTGGGTGTCAGCCACTGCTTGGAACGATCGCAACCCCGCCTCGTTGATTTTCCTGTCGCTCTCGGCCCTGTTCTCCGCAATCTGGGTAGTCAGCTGCTTATTGCCATCGACAAGCCGCAGAAGGGGACCATATTGCGCCTCGTAATTCTTCAGCTGGGCATTCAGGAGGTCGAGCTGCTTCTGCTGCTCTTTCGTCAATTCTCCGTCAGCATCCCGGGCAGCGTTGATGGCATGCTGCCGCTCCAGCACGTTTTCAATGGAGGCTTTTAAGATACCGAGATCTTCTTTGCTGTAGCCCAGACCAGCCAGGGCAAAAAGATTGGCCTGCTTCTGGGCCTCAAGGGCTTTAAGTTTAAGGTCAAGGACCTGCTGATCGGACTTGCCTTGGGCCTGCGCCAGGTTGACGGCATTGGAAGCATCACGAGCCCGCTCATCGTATACCTCCCGCTGAAGCTCCACCAGCTTATTGAGAATGTCAGCCCCTTCCGCAGCCGCCTCATTGGCTTTTGTCTGCTGTTCCGTCACATCCTTTTGCGAAGAAGCAAAGGCTTGTAATGCGACGACGATCCCCGTAAGGGCCAGCAGCAGGATACCGGCAGGATTGGCCTCCATGGCCGTATTGAGCTCCACCTGGGCAACCGTCGCGGCCTCTGCAGCGACTGCCTGCTCACCTTCAGCAACGGCCAGCGCCTCCTCTGCGACGACCTGCTGCTCCGTCGCCACAGCGCTCTCCTTTCGGAGAAGATTCGTAAGGTATAGATTGGTGGCGTTTTGCTTATCGAACAGTGCGACGACCTCTTGGATCCCATTCAGGACACTCATGGCGCTCACCGCCCGGGTAACCGCCTTCTGCACCTCATCGTTCTGATCGGCAGTAATACCCAGAACGCCATTCCAAACCTCAAAGCCACCAACCACTCCCCTGACTGCGCCCGTCAAGGCTTGCAAGCCTGCCGTTCCGCGACTGAATAACTGTAAGGACCTGTTAACCTCATTTATTTTGCCTTGGAGCCGTAAAGCCTCGTCGAACGTAGCCTTGAACAGGGGATCGTTCTTGTCCATGGACGCGAGCTTATTACGCAGGTTCTGCAGCTGCTGATACGCCAGTATCTGCTTCTTAATCGGCTCGACAGGATCTTCCGTGGGTGTGGG